GCTCGCCAGATTAAGCCCCGTGCTCGTTACTACATGAATGTGGTAGATAGAGCTACGGATGAGGTGAAGATCTTCTCGGTTGGCGTAATTCTCTTCAAGAAGATTATTTCCACTATTCTCGATGAGGATTATGGAGATGTTACTAACCTTGAGGAAGGGCACGACTTCAAGCTGAGTAAGGTAATGGAGGGTCAATGGCCCAAGTATGATCAATCTGTTTTCCGTCCCAAGGCTACTGCTGCGGGAACTAAGAAGCAGATCTCTGAGTGGATGGATGAGCTTCATGACATTCACGCATTGGTGAAGCTGGAAGAGTATGATACGTTCAAGCAAGTTGCTGACACTCTTCTGGTTGGTAAAGGAACTCCTGAGCGAGATCCTTCTGAAAGTCGAAGCACCGAAGTTAGTGACGACGACTATCTTGAAAGACTAAAAGGTTAGCGGATGAGAAATGTTTTACTCACCCTATTGTTTGTTGCTGTACTTGGCTTAGGTTTAGGGTCCTGCTCTGCTCTGGAGAGTTTCTTCGGAGAAGGTACAGTATTTACTACGGCTGATCAAGTTGTAGAGGGGGGAGAAGCTGCGGTTATCCCCTACGATCAACTTCCTGACGCTGTTAAGGACCAGATCCCCGAAGGGACTACCCTGGTTATGACCTCTAAGGATGCTCTTGTAGATGGAGCTACTTACATCCCTGCGGGTGGAGACCTAGAGGAAGGTGGTTGGAACGGTATGGTTAATACTGCCCTAGCCCTTGCTACTGGGTTTATTCCTGGCCTCGCTGCTTGGGAGGGTGTTCTAACCCTGTTCAGCCAGCGTAAGCGGAAGCACTACGTTAAGGCTGTTAAAGCTATTCTACCCACGGATAAGAATGTAGACTTGGGCGGAATGGTAGGTAGTATCGCTTCTGCCCTTGGTGCTTCTCACTCTACGGAGAACTCTAAGGCAGCGTTTGAAGATGACGAACTTGAGGAGGTAGTCTAATGGATTCTATTAATACTGATGAACGGATTGAGCCTTTCCTTTCTATTATGTTAGAAGGGTATGAGACTAATCTAAAAGGAATAACTCAATTTATTGAGCAAAAGGAAACCCAGCTTAATGCTGCTAAGGATCAGAAAATTGAAATCTTGAATAAGATTGCTGATCTTAAAGAAATGCTAGGTTTGGGAGACGAAGATGAAGAGCCTAAGCTCCAGCTTGTAGAAGAATAGGGCTAGTCACTTTTTAAAGTGAGCTATTATAGAAGGAGTCGAAAGGCTCCTTCTATATTTTTATCATGAATATGCAACCCCATACTATACAAACGAACACTCAGGAGAAATGGAGATCTTCTGATGGCTGGCCTGGTCTTGGTAGAAAGCTAAGAATGTTAGTCGCCCCCGCTAACAAGGGAGGTTGTAGTTTTTATAGGGCCTGGAATCCTTTTGAAAAGATTCAAGAACAGTTTCCTAATCTAATTGAATTTAGATTTAATGAGAATCCTCTTGAGGTTGATATAGAAAAGAAAGAAGAGGGAGCGGAGGGTTATAAGGATTTACATTGGTGTGATGTATTCTTCACTCAAAACTTGTCTAACTTTGGAGGTCCAGCTACTATTAGAACTATAGGGTTAGCAAAAGAGTATGGGAAGTTTGTTTGGTACGACACAGATGATCTGCTCACTAATATTTATGATGATCATAGACTGAAACAGTTGTACTTAGATAATGATCTTGAAAACTTAACGAAGTATATTTATTCTAATGCTGACTTGGTTACTGTCACTCAAGAAAAGTTCGCTGCACGGGTAGCCCCTTTCTGTGTTAATACTTTAGCGGTAATAAAAAATGCAGTTGATTATAGTCTTCCTGCGTGGAATGCTCCTAAGGTTCAAAAAAGAAATAAGAAAGTAATGAGGGTGGGTTGGGTAGGAGGCATCCACCATGAGGCAGATGTTAAGGAGTTCGCTGCCGTCCCCTCCATGGTCAACCAGAGAGCGGGACGAGAGAGGGTCCATTGGGGCTTCTACGGTCGCCCTCCTGTGGACCCCAACAACAAGGATGACTGGCAGCAGGATGTCTGGAACAACTACCAGAAGACGCTCCTATCGGGCTTTAAGGGAGCCAAGAACTGGGACATATTCCAAGCTCTCCCAGCCTCCGACTACGGAATCATGTATAGTAATATTGATATAGCTATCGCTCCTCTACAAAACAACGAGTTCAATGATAGTAAGTCTGATATTAAAGTAGCGGAGTGTGGAAGGTATAAGGTTCCTCTGGTTGCTACAGATGTGGGGTGCTACTCTGATACTATCATCAATGGACACACGGGCTACTTAATCCCCCCTGAAGCCCCCAAATCGGAGTGGGTGAGGGTGCTTACGTAGATGATTAAAGACCCCAAAGCTACTGAGAGGATGGGGGAAAATCTTTATGAGATAACTGAAGAACTGTTTGATGTGAATAAGGTAGCATATCATAGGTTGGACATTTTGGAGTTCGCTATGCAGAAGACTAAAGAAAAAAAGGAACATGAAAAGAAAAATGAAGACGTTCAAGCATAGTGGGGACCTGGGGGATATTATCCTCTCCCTGCCTGCTGTAAGTTCTCTGGGAGGTGGCATATTGTACCTTGACCCAGAAGGGGGAGAGGACGAGGAGCTTGTTTCGTGGGCCACTTACACGCGCACAAAGCTTAACAAGGAGTCTATTTTAGCTCTTAAGCCTTTGTTAGAGAAGCAAGACTATATTGAAGAGGTGAGGTTGTGGAACCCTTCTATAAAAGTAGATTATAATTTAGATGAGTTTAGAAAGCATGTAAAGTTTAACAATCTCACCACTTCCCACTTAGCAGCGTTCGATTTGTTTCATAAAGTAGATGAATGGCAGACTACTAAGTGGCTTGATGTAGAGCCTAAAGAACTGCCTAATAATAAAAAGATTATATTATCTAGAAGTTGTAGGTATCACTCTAATTACTCTTTTTGGGAATCATTAGGGGAGGGTTACATTAAGGATTCTGTATTTGTTTCTCATCCTAAAGAATTTGAATATTTCTTATATACCTTTCCAAGGTACAAGGGAAAGATAGAGTTTTTAAATACTGAAAATATAGAAGACTTAGCAGGGTATATTAAATTTTGTGATTTGTTTATAGGTAATCAGAGCTTTACTTATTGTTTAGCAGAGGCTATGAAAAAGAAGTTAGTGCTAGAAGTTTATAAAACTTACCCATCTTCTTTATTTAAGAGAGAGGACGTTAACTATGTCTAAAAAGATTTATTATGTAGCTGATTTTTTTCAGGAAGATGAAGAGTTTGGTGGGGCAGCCATGAGCGACTATGCGTTTATGGAAAGACTAAAAGAGAATAATGATATCGTGTTTGAGCATATATCTTATAAGACTTTAAAACCGATAGAGGAGGATGCTTTTTACATAGTAGCCAATAGATCCTTGTTTCCTAAAGCCTATTTAAAAGAGATGGAGAAGGCATCTTACATTATAATTGAGCATGATCATCAATATGATAAAGGCCAGCCTGGAACTAATGGTCGTAACCCGTATATGTACGGGGAGGAAGGCATAGTACCTGATGAGTTTAAGTGGGACTTAGATTTTTATAAAAATGCTGATGCGGTATTTCTTCAAACAGATTTTCATAAACAGTTATGTGAAAAAAATAATATTGAGGGAAATCTAATAAGTTTAAAAACTACTGTCTTTACTAAAGGAGAGCTTTCTTTACTTAGGAAGGTGCTGAACAAAGATATCCCCTGTGTAAAGGAGTTTGGAATCCTAGAGTCAGATGTGTGGCTAAAAGGTACTGGTAATGCAGTTCAGATCTGCCAACTTAATAAGTGGGATTATAAAATGATAAAACCACAAGAGACTAGAGAATTGTTTCTAGAAGAAATAGCTAAGTACGCAACCCTAGTTTTCATTCCCCTAAGCCCAGAGTCTTGCTGTAGATTTGTAATGGAAGCAAAGATGTTAGGGCTGAATATTATAACTACCGCTAATTACGGGGCACCTTTATCTGAGTGGTTCTCGCTAAAGGGAGCAGAGCTTATAGATGAAATAGAAAGACTAATTATAGAAGAATCTATACCCTTGATAGAGAAGTATCTCCCGTGTTAGAAGGGTATAAGAGATTATCTAATGGAGTAGTCCTTCAAGAAGATCGTAATATTACGATGAACTATGATGAAGATTACATTACGAATGCCTATTC